ATCCAGTAATCCATGAAGGCAAATATCAGGGGTTGATCGGGGTTGGAGGCCTTGTGTTGGCAAGGATACCTGAAGAGATTGTAGAGCAACGCAAGAAGTATTTTATGAATATTACTTCTGATCAAGTAAAAGCCGTTGATCAAGATATTCTTAGGGAACAACGACCAGAGATGCCTGTCAATGTTGACAGACAATCTCGTGTAACTTTTGGTGGTAACAGAAAGTCTTAATTTTTTAGCTTATGTAACCACATTTGTTTAATTTTTTTATGGAGTTATTATTATGGCAAACACAGATGCTGCATTTGGTATGCGTCTAGTAGGTCGCATGGGCGGACCTGCTACTAACGTGCAAAATACATATAGAATAGCTGCTAACTACGGAACTGCAATTTTCAAAGGTGACATGGTAGCCCAAGTTACAGGTGGAGGTGTAGAAGTACATGCTGATGGCGGTACAGTTCCTATAGTGGGTGTTTTTAATGGTTGTCGTTATACAGACCCTACCACTGGAAAAGAAACCTTTTCCAATTTTTATCCTGCAAGTACTAACGCTTCAGATATTGAAGCTTTTGTTATTGATGACCCAATGGCTATATACGAAATTCAAGCGGATGCTGCTTTCCCAGTTGCTGATTTATTCGGTAACTTTGATATTGTGTATACTTCTTCTGGAAGTACCACAACAGGCATTTCTGGTGCTGAATTAGATGTAACCACTGGTGCAACAACGGCTGGACTACCTCTCAAGGCAATTGATATTTCAAAAAGAGTCACTGACGATGATGTAAGTTCAGACGCTACAAACGTACTTGTAGTAATTCAAAACCACATACTCGGCCAAAAAGGGGCCGGCTTAGCTTAAGGAGGTTAATTATGGCTATTTCAAGAGCACAATTGGTCAAAGAGCTAGAGCCTGGTTTGAACGCTCTCTTTGGCTTAGAGTACAACCGTTATGAAAACGAACATGCGGAAATTTTTACTTCGGAAGGTTCTGATAGAGCTTTTGAAGAAGAAGTGATGTTGTCCGGTTTCGGATCGGCTCCTGTGAAAAGTGAGGGTGCAGGCGTACAATTTGACGATGCGCAAGAATCTTACACAGCGAGATACACACATGAGACTATCGCAATGGCTTTTGCTATTACAGAGGAAGCAATTGAAGATAACTTATATGATAGGCTAGCAGGCCGTTACACAAGAGCATTAGCACGTTCTATGGCTAACACTAAACAAGTGAAAGCTGCAAACGTTCTTAACAATGCTTTTAACAGTAGCTTCACTGGTGGTGATGGAAAAGAGCTTTGTGCTACAGACCATCCACTAACTGTTGGAGGTACTTTCCGTAACGAGCTTTCAACTGCTTCAGACTTATCTGAAACATCACTAGAGCAGTCAATGATTGACATTGCTGCATTTGTTGATGAAAGGGGGTTAAAAGTCTCTTTACAAGGTGTTAAGTTAATTATTCCTAAGGAACTTCAGTTCACAGCGGAAAGAATACTTAGATCACCACAACGTGTTGGTACATCAGATAATGACATTAATGCTATGGCTTCAATGGGTATGATCCCTCAAGGTTATAGAGTTAACCATTATCTAACTGACACAGATGCTTTCTTCATTATGACTGATGCACCTAATGGACTAAAACAGTTCGTTAGAGCACCAATCAAAACTGCTATGGAAGGTGACTTCGATACTGGTAACGTGAGGTTTAAAGCAAGAGAAAGATATTCATTTGGATTCTCGGATTCAAGAGGAATATTTGGTTCGCCTGGGGCTGCGTAAGTAGTTCTTTGGAGGAAAGATTAAGGGGACTTACGAGTCCCCTTTTTTTTAGGTATAATAAATTTACTATACAAACAACTTGAATACAGACGCGTATAGTCGACGACCTAAAGACTGTATTCTTTTATTTAGGAGATAATTATGGCTAATTCAACATTTTCAGGCCCAGTCAGATCAGAAGGCGGCTTTACAGTCGTTAGTAAGAACGCAACCACTGGTGATTTTACAACACAATCAAGCATAGATTCTAGTGGTATAGCATCTTTTGATGCCAATACTATGCCTGTTGAAGCGGGTACAGGTATTACTACAGGCTCTGGAACAATTTACAGAAGTTCTGTAATACAAAGTGGTGGTGTTATTACTACACAAATCTTGATTGATTTAACAGGTTTAAGATCAACAGGTTCAGGGGACATTATAGGTGTAAACGGTACATCTTTAGTTTGTCATATTGGTCAAATCACAGCTGCAAGAAACGGCACTATCTTAACAGGTAGTATGGAGTGCTTTGAAGCACCTGCTGGCGGAGACCCAGATATCAACGTGCACTCTGCGACAGAAGGCACAGGAGTTGAAGATGGAGCCATTGGCGATTTAACAGAAACACTATTAGTTAATGCTGGAGACGCAACATTAGGTAGTAAAGTATATTTTACAGCCGTACCTGCTGCTGATGAGTTCTTATATTTAACCACTGGTGATGCAACAGATGCAGACTACACAGCGGGTAAATTACTTATTGAACTAAAAGGCTACGACGCTTAATATAATAGGTGCCTCTTCGGAGGCACTTTTTTGTTCCACGTGGAACATTTGTTTCTTAATTAAGGAGGGAAACCATGGCAGATACAGTAACAGGACCTACAATCTTACAAGAAAACGATAAGAGAGTAGTAATTAAAATCGTAAACGAATCAGATGGCACAGGCGGTACAACAGTTTTTGCTGATGTATCAGCTCTTGCCGCTAACGCAAACGGGCAATCAGTAACCACAGTAAGTCCACAAAGAATATGGTGGTCATGTGCTAATGGTGATGGTGGCGACTCATTTGCAAGATTAGACTTTGAAGACTCAGATGGTGATATACCAATCGTAACATTGGTAGATTCAGGTTACTGGGACTTTAGAGAGTTTGGTGGTATTCCAGCAAACACCTCATCCAACTCTAATCAAAGCGATGTCAACTTTGTTGTTCCAGGTGCAGCGGATTCTGGTAATACGTACACAGTGATTGCAGAATTTATTAAAAATTACGATTAATTATGGAAATTAGTGTTGAACAGTATACAAATGAGTTAGTAGGCTTCTCAAAAGGGGGCATGCCTGCTCGTAATAAACGCAATTACAGATCAACTAAATCAGGCGCCGGAATGACACGAGCAGGTGTCAAAGCGTATCGTCGTATGAATCCAGGTAGTAAACTTAAAACAGCTGTTACCGGTAAAGTAAAAGCTGGAAGCAAAGCTGCAAAACGTAGAAAATCATTCTGTGCAAGAAGTGCTGGTCAGGCAAGGATGCACAATGTAAACTGTCGAAAAACACCAAACAAACGCATATGTCAAGCGAGGAGAAGATGGAAATGTTAACCAACACATATAAAAAAATAGACATGGTATGGTCGAAGTACAAAAATACTTGGACTTCTGAAAGTTGTAAAGTAAGAGATGCTATTATATTTATATTGGCAGTTTTAATTATTGTTATTTAAATGAGACTAACTGACAATTTCACATTAGCAGAATTAATTAAATCACAAACAGCAGAGCGATGTGGTATAGATAATAATCCCGACAAGGAACACATCGAAAACTTACAAAAACTTTGTGATAATATTTTGCAACCCGTAAGAGATTATTTTCAAAAACCCGTAATGATAAGTTCTGGGTAT